TGTTGTGCAGGCGAATGATTCTGTTTCTCCAGAAATTCAACTGACACCACAGATTACAATTAAGTTAAAGTATCCAGAATTTGGCATTGTGCAAGATTCATTAAAGTATGATTCTATTGCAGAAACCACATTCAATATGATTGCGGAAAGTATTGAATACATTTATGATGGTGAACAATTTTATTATGGTACAGAAGCTGAACCAGGTGAAATGTTGGAGTTTGTAGAAGGTATGAACCAAGAACAATTTTCAAAGGTTGAAAACTTCTTTAATAATCTACCAAAACTAAAAAAAGAAATTGAGATTGATTGTAGTAAATGTGGTTATCATCATAAAATTGAAATAGAAGGACTTGAAAGTTTTTTCGGTTAATATTTCGTCATGACAATTTAAAGAATTACTATAAGACTAACTTTTCTTTGATGCAGCACCATAAGTATATTCTATCTGAACTTGAGAATATGATGCCTTGGGAAAGGGACATTTACGTTTCCATGTTGATTGCGTATATTGAAGAAGAAAACCAAAAAATACGAGAAAGACAAAAAAAATAGTAAATGGATTATCAACAAGCAGCTGACATTCGCAAAAAGGGTTTATTCTCCACAATCACAGATAAATTGGTTGCGGGCCAAGGCATTGGCTCGTCTGTTGGCGGCGCTATATCCGAAAAAACTCAAGCAACAGTCAAAGGATTCAAAGAAAAGTTTGACATACTCAATATAGCTAAAACACTAACAGGTGGCAGTAATTTTGCTCCTGCATTATTGGGTAAAGTATTAGGTCGTAAGAAAGAAGATATTGCTTATTTTGCTGGTGCTAAAAATAAAAAAGTTGGTGGCCTCAGTTCCACAAAAACAAATGAAATGGCAATTGAAATTCTTGGTTTGATATATCGTGAGATGGTAAAAACCGAAGAACAAAGAAAAATAGATTTTGCTGATGCTGAAGAAGAAAAGAATAATTTAATTGATGCCGAAGAACAAAGAAATTCGGCTATTATTGCAGCTTTATCCGGTAAAAAAGTAAAAACAAAAAAAATTAAAGTACGAAAAGTAGTAAAAGAAAATAAAGATAAAGAACAAAAAAAACTTTTAACTACAAAAAAAACTCTTATTGGTAAAGCTCTTAATCGGGCCATATCAACTGTAACCAAAGTTGGAGTACCTACAGCAATATTAGGCGCAGCTGCAGGCGGCGCAGTTGTATTAGGAGGGTTATCTTTATCTCAAGCTGTTGGTGCTGCTGAGGCTGGTGGAAGTTACGATGTTGCTTTTGGTGACAGAGAGAATCCAAAGACAGGTGAAATAACCAATCGTTTACAATTAAAGACGGCTGAAGAATTCTCTGGTAAAAAATTGTCGGATATGACTTTAGAAGAAGTCAAAAAATTTCAAGAATATAGAAACAAAACAAAATCAAATACTGGTGCTGTTGGTAAATATCAATTTATACAATCAACACTATTTGGAAAAAATGGCCAAGGCGGTTTGGTACAAAAACTAGGTTTATCTATGGACACCAAGTTTTCACCACAAGTGCAAGACAAGTTAAATGAAACCCTTTTTCAAGACAATATGGCCATATTAAAAAGTAAAGGTGTGCCTATAACACCTGGTAATGCATACATGGCACATTACATTGGTGCTGGTGGTGCGGCTGTGGTATATCAAGCTGCACAGAAAGGCCAAGATATTACTGTGGCTCAAGCTTTAGTAAATGCTGGTTTACCTGATCCTTCTACACAAAATGAAGAATTGAAAAGAATTAAAGTAAAAGATTTTGAATTTGTATTACAAGAAAGATTGGAAAAAAAAGGTTATAAATCACAACCACAAGACCAAAACCTACAAATTGGTAATCAACTGGACCAAATGTCCAAACAAAATAAAGATGCTAAAAAGGATATAGACCAATCAGCTATAGAAATAAAAAAAGTAAATACCAATACAATCACATCAACTGGTGGTTCAACTCAACCAGTACAAATAGAAAAAGAAGATGATAGGAATGCCTACGATAAGAAGGTTGGAAAAAAATGAAAGATATGTCATATCAAGAAGCCGCTAAAATAAGAAAGAAATCTTTTATTTCTTCTGTTACTGAAAAACTAATTGAGGGTGGGGGTATTGGTTCATCGATAAAAGCCACCGTTTCTGAAAAATCCGCAGCACGAGCAAAAGGATTTAAAGAAAAAATAGATCCAATGAACATCATTAAGTTTATGACCGGTGGATCTAAATTTGCCGCAGCTTTATATGGTAGTGCTAGAGGTAGAAGTAAAGAAGATATGAAATACTTTACCGGTACTCCAAGGTCAGCAAAAGAAGTAGGTGCCTCATCAACAAAAATCGATTCATTAGAAACTGGTAATGAGATGGTATCTTTATTAATGAAAATTTATGAGTTTATGCGTAACACAAATGAAGAAGATAAAACAAGAAAAGAAAAAGAATCCAATTTCAAAGAAGAAATAGAATATGAAAGAGGATTAAGACACAAAGCTTTACTAGAAGCATTATCTGGTTTAAAACCAGGTAAGACTGTTACCGCAACAAAAGAAACCGATGATGGTGGATTTGGTGGTATTTTTGCGGGATTAATTTCTTTTATTAAAGGATTGATTGATAGTGCAATTACATCTGTAATGAATGTAATTAATGGTATTAAACAAACATTAGAAAAAATACTTTCAGCATTTGGTCCAACAGCATTTAAATTATTAACTAGTATAGGTAGATTTTTCTTAATGAATCCTATAGGTATAGCACTCGCAACTGGTCTAGCTGCAGGTGAATTTTTAAAGTTTTTGATTAAATTGCAAAATGAGGATCAAGAAAAAAATCCAGAAAAATATAAAAACACTCCATTGGAAAGAGCTAAACGAGAAGATACAACTAAGGGTGTTGCTGGTCAAAGAAATCGGAGAGAATCAGTTAAACAATTTAGAGCATCAGAAATAAAAGATGCCTTAAATGCAAAGCCAGCATTTACAGATGAAGAATTGGTTGAAATGTATGGAAAACCAAGAGCTGAGTTACAAGATTTTGTTGATAAGAATCCAAATGGTGTTCTTAAGCCATTTGATACACCTATTGCAACTCCCACTTCACAAGCAGAAGCGCAAGATTTGGAGAATGGTGCCAGTCAGCAACCAATGCCTGTACCAGCAGTGCCGGCAAGTAATGTGTTGAATGAGAAAACAAAAGAAATGAATGATGCCAATTTACCTAAACCAGTAATGGCTCCCAAATCTGAAACAATCAATACTACAAATGTTATAGCAGATAAAAAAATTGTACCAACAGGTCCATTGCCATCTGTTAGAAATCAAGAACCAACATTTAAAAATCTAATATTATACAGCACCAAAGTTGTATAATAACCAATAAAAAACCCACCATAAAGGTGGGTTTCTTTTAAGTGAAAAAGAATTAATCTTCTTCAGCAAGCTTACTAAAGTATGCCATATCATCATCTTCTGAATCATCTTTAAAAGGAGAATCATTAGATTTATTTTTGGCCTCAAAGTTCTTCGCTTTGGTTTGTTCTACAGTTGTCTTTGGTGCTTCACCATTCAAACCGAGTACCTTGTCAAGGCGACCTTTAAGAGTATCATAAGACTTGAACTCTTTGTCATCAGTCAATTCTTTAAGTGAGAAAGAATCTTTCCAGATTTGTTCCAACTTAGCATCATCATCAGACAATGCAGATGGTGAATCAAACTCAGACTTATCGTAGTTCTGATAACCTTCTACTTTACGAATCTTCAACTTGAAGTTAGCACCTTTCCACAAATCAAACGGATTGATTGGTGATTCATCTTCAAACTGTGGATTCATTGCTTCGGTAACCTTATCAAAAATTTTCTTACCGAACTTAAACAACTTAATCTTACCTTCGTTCTCTGGATGTTTAGGATCCGAAACGATGTATACATTGGCGATGTAATTCAATTTACGCTTTTGTTTACGAACTACATCTTTATTAGCTTCAATGCCTGAATTCCATAATGTAGAATTGTGTTCACATACAGGACATTGTTGATTTTTTGTTGTCAAACAATTATCAATTAACCAACCACCAGGTCCTTGAAAACCATGTGAGAAGATTTTTACCCAAGGTAGACCATCTTCACCATCTTTTTCGGATGCTGGGAGAAAACGAATAGTGGCCATGCCATTACCTGCTTTGTCTACTTCTGGTCGCCAAAA